CTTGACAGCATCAAGCTCTTTTATTTTTTGTTGTGTTACTTTTATTTCAAGCAACACGCTGGCAAGTTTTTTAGTATCATCGTTGTCCTCAATATCTTTGTAAGGAACACCGGGTTCTGTTTTTTCCATGGACCAACTAGTAATATTCTCAGCATCTTTTTTTGCTTCCTTATACCAATCCATGAATTCTTTTGCTTTAGGAATATAAATGTCTGCCCAATCAGGATCTCTATCAACCCACTCTATGTAATGACTATCTTCATACCACTGAAAGAAAAGCATCTTGTCTATGTCCATACACTCCATGCCTAGTTGCATTTGATGCCAATAGTTTCTCTTTTGTTTTTTAACATCAGTAACCGGTTTTGTTTGCGGACATTTAATTTCTACAGCAGACAATCCACCTCCGGGACCGTTAAGAATAATTCCATCAGGGCTCATACCCAGCCAATCATAGTCAGGGTGGTTAACAAAAGGGGAGTCCTGTATTTGAAACCCCATCTCGTCTTTGAGTCTTTGTATTGCCTTTGGCTCATTATCCTTACCATAACTAATTGCATACAGAGCTCTAGCATCAAAAGGGTCCTGAGATAAACCATTCTCTTCTCTGAACATATCTCTAGCTAAAGCATCCCACTGATTACCCTTAGTCCAAATACATTCCTTAGCGGCTTTTTGTATTCTTGTTCCGGTAATCTTCCCTTTTCTAAGAGCAAACCACTCCTTAGTTCCTTGAATAATTTTTTTGCTTTGTTCAGCCATTGTTAGCACCCACTACTTTTGCGTAGTACAAACCAACCTGTTCTCTAACTGTTTTGTCTTCAGCTAAATTCGCAGCTTTATCAAACTTTTTAAAAACTTTTTCTTGATCTGCTTTTGATTTTGCATTTGCGATCTCGCCCTTAAACATATCTAACAGACTATCTTCAGGAGCCTTATCATCATCACCCACCTCTTCAGGCTCTACAGTTTGCTCAAAAGGCACACAGAAGAATTGAATTAGTGCATCACGATATGCAAAAGATTTTGCCGCTTCCAAATCTCTACCTTGGGTTGACTTGCTTTTACCTACATATGCAGTATCCACAAAGGACCCATCTTCTAATGATAGGAATCTAATTGTTCCCTTGAGCATTGACTCTGTAGTCTTACCATCGTCAAGGGTCCTGACTCTTATCTTAAGATCCGGGAGAAAGTTAGTTACGATTTTGTTATCACAGAGTGGTTTAGCAAATGATGCGTACACATCATCGATGCCCCTGTAATTATATTTTGAGAAAGAATTAAATTTAGATTTCTCAATTGGGTTTTCTATTAACCAACTTTGAACATTGGCTAACGATTCATATATTTTATTACTTGTTGTCATTGATACCTCCAATAATGTTTAGACATTGTAAACGATTTGACAAAAGAGTACAACAGAATTATTCTACACAGAAATAGAGGTATCATGTCGGTAAAACATATAACAGAAGTTGTTCAACTTGAGGGTATATCACCCACCCAGAAATTAATTCTTTTTATCTTAGCTAACTATGCAGATGAGTTTGGTCAGTCATACCCATCGCATGCAAGGATAATGAAGATAAGTTGTCTGAGTAGAAATGCGGTGATTACAAATTTAAATACGCTAAGAGATCTTGGATATGTTGAGTGGGAAAATAGAAATGACACATCAAATCTATACACATTAGTGTTTAGTAAGGGGGGTACTTCAGAAGTACAGGGGGGTACTGTAAAAGTACACAATACTAAAACTTATACTAAACAAGTATATATATTAAGTTATCAAGAAATTTTTGATATCTATAAAGACAAATGTGATCAAAAGTATTTTGTGCATTCTGCTAATCCATATGTTATTAGAAATAATTGGAGCAAATTAAAAGAAGAAGCAAGAAGAGGTTTAGTGTCACCTAAAACGGGAAAGAAATTAGACCTAACTAAAAGAGAGTTTTGGGAATCTTATTTTGAGATAGCTAACAATTCACAGTATTACAGAAAAAGACTTAACGGATATATGAAAGGTAAACCAACATGCCGGACATTGCTTTCGCTAACACAATTTAACGCAATAATAGAGAGGAAACATGGATAAAAAAGTATTTGATAAAGAGCTAGAAGCTAATGTTATTTCTGCCATGATTATGGAACGAGATTGTTTTGATCGTGCAGTAGAGCGAGGAGTACAGCCGGATGATTTTAGATGGCATACATACTCCAATGCATACAAGGCAATGCTGAATACCAATCAAAATGATTTTGTAACTGTATCATCTTATTTGTCAGAGGTTGAATCAGAAGATATCAAGGAGGTAGTGCTCACATTTATTAGTGCCGCACCATTTAATTCTTGGGTTGATTCTTTGTTGACCAAGTCAGCACACAGGAAACTAGAAAACTTATCTGACGAGATACCTAAGATTGTTTATGACGAAGGATCAATTGAGGAAAAGATTGACCGTGTTAATTCAAAACTCATGGAAAATAAAATTACTAGAAGTTTTGGTACACCTAAGTTGGCAAAAGAAATATCCAAGAACATTATTGACGAGCTCTCTAATCCGGGAGAAAAAGAAAATGTAATCAAAACCAACTTTGAAAATGTAGACGACAAGATACATGGCTTCAAACAAGGGGACCTAATTATAGTTGCTGGAAGACCTGCTATGGGTAAAACAACCTTTGCTCTCAATGTAGCAACATCCAACGCACTAGCAGGTAAAAATGTTTTGATCTTTAGTTTAGAGATGACCAATGAGCAGTTGTTAAAAAAGGTAATTAGTTCAATGTCAAAAGTTCCTATGGACAACATACTGAAGAACAATATGAGCGATACTCAAAAGGTAAGTTTTATGAAAGCCATGAAGCAGATTGATGAAACTAATCTTTATATCTTTGATAATTCACCCATCACCATTGAAACACTTATTAACAAAACCAATAGTCTGGCGGTATCAAAAAAACTAGACCTTATTGTTGTGGATTACTTGCAGTTGTTGATGACCTCATCCAAGGCACCAACAAACAGCGACTCAAGAGCAGCATCCATGACCTACATATCCAATCTTCTGAAGGGGCTGGCGAAACAAGTTTCGTGCCCAATAATAGCTTTGTCGCAATTAAACCGAGGTGTTGAGGGTCGAACAGACAAACGACCTGTCCTTTCAGATCTTAGAGATTCAGGATCAATAGAACAAGATGCTGATATGGTAGCTATGTTGTACCGGGATGGTTATTACACAGAAAACCACAATGACACATCGGCTGAGATTATCTTTAGAAAAAATAGACTTGGTGAGATTGGGACCTACAGCTTAGAGTTTAATCCGGAGATATCAAAGTTCACTACATTGTTGGATGACATCTTTGGGACCGATGATAATATAACAGACTTATACGAGCAGATATGAATCAAGAAGAAAACTTTCACCAAATGCTTAGGGACATCATCCCTAAAATACAAGAAGCAAGAATTAATGTTTTAAAGTCAGAGGCAAATCTAAAAAAAGTTTTTTGGATACAGCTATGTCAAGCCAAGGATGACGGGGAGAGAAGTTACAACGCACAAAAATCTAAGGCTGAAGCAACCGAAGATTACTACAAGGCGAGTATGGATGTGGCGGTAGCCAAAGCTAACCTTGATGCATTGCAAACAGAGAAGTCAGCAGTGGATATGCAGTTTGAAGAGTGGCGTACCAAGATGGCTAACCTAAGAGTAGAACGATCACGATATGGTGCTTAAAGGTAGAGCACCGAATAAAGCTGAAAAAGAATGGATGGATAGTATCTCTCAGCTTGGATGTATTGTATGCTTACATTTTTTTGGGGCAGGTAGCCCAGCAGAGATTCACCATATTTCTGGTAAGACTTCTGCTGGGTGCCATTTTGAAACACTACCCCTTTGTTTCAAACATCATCGTGAAGGAATTGACAATGACCTTTACACATCTAGACATCCATTCAAAGCAAAGTTTATAGATAGGTATGGCACTGAAGAGAGCCTGCTTGAATTAACTAAAAAATATATGGAGGACATATGAATTGTTGGCACTGTAATACTGAATTAATTTGGGGTGGAGATCACGATATCGGGGAAGAGAATGAGGAATACGAAATGGTTACCAACTTAAGTTGTCCAAGTTGTGAAAGTTTTGTAGAGGTTTATTTGCCCAAGGGAAAAAAATGTATTTAGCTATGAGAGAAGACGAGAAAGATAATATCAATCCAGACCATTACAAAATTAGTGATGGGGTCCAATGCATTGATTTTATAGAAGCATCCATGACTAAAGATGAATTCAGAGGCTACCTTCGTGGGAACATATTGAAATATATTTTTAGATGTTATAAAAAAAATGGCATAGAGGATATCCGTAAATCGGAGTGGTTTATCAAGAAACTTATTGAAACACATGAAACATAGAACAGATTGGGGCGACATAGATACAGCGGCTTACGCTATGAAAATCGGGGAGATGAAAACTCACCAAGAAAGAATGGATTATATGAAAGGATTATCACCCGGATGCATAAACTTATGTTATCTTCTAGCTATGCAGATGTCTTTACCCAAGACCATCGCTAGACTTAAAACTCGTGAGGAAAGAAGGAGAGCTTGGGAAGAGTTGCCAGACAATTCTATGAAGGACATGGTTAAACAACGGGTTATCAAAATATATAAAGAGAGGTGATCG